GGATTGGCTAACACCAACTACCTTTCTAATGCAGATTACACTTTTGCACAACAGTACTTACCAGATTTGTACGAAAAAGAATTTGAGCGTTATGGAAATCGTTCAATTGCTTCTTTCTTACGTATGGTAGGAGCTGAATTACCTTCTAGCTCAGACCTTATCAAGTGGAGTGAGCAAGGACGTTTACACATTCAAGCAGCTGGTAGCATTACTGATGGAAATACTATTGCTGTGACTGGACACAATTTCCGCGCAAACCAAACCATTATCATTTCTCGTGATTCTGATGGCAAGCAAGCTAAGTGTCTTATTACGAGCGTAGCTACAGACTCTATTGATGTTGTTACTTTTGCTACTTTTAGCCTTGTAGAAGTTACTAGCGGTGGGGCCGCAAACTTCACAGCCGCTGACGATATAACTATTTTTGTTTATGGTTCTGAGTTTAAAAAAGGATCTGAAGGAATGAAAGGTTCTCTTGAAGCTGATTTCGAATCTAAAGAAAACAATCCAATCATCATTAAAGACCGTTACGAAGTATCTGGTTCTGAAATGGCTCACGTTGGATGGGTTGAAGTAACTACTGAGAATGGTGCTTCTGGATATCTTTGGTATTTGAAGTCTGAGCATGAAACTCGTTTACGTTTTGAAGACTATCTTGAGACTGCAATGGTTGAAGGAGAGCCTGCTGCTGCTAATTCTTCTGCCGCTACTGCTGGATACAAAGGAACCAAAGGTCTTTTCTACGATGTAGAAAACAATGGTAACGTTGCTACTGGTATCTTTACTGACCGTGACGATCTTGAAGCTATGGCTAAAGTTCTTGACAAAGAAGGAGCTATTCAAGAAAACGTTATGTTTGTAAACCGTGCAACTAGCTTTGAGCTTGACCGAGTTCTTGCTTCACAAAACAACGCATCAGCTTCTGATAGCTCTTACGGTTTGTTTGACAATGACGAGGACATGGCTCTTAACCTTGGATTCACTGGATTCCGTATCGGATATGACTTCTATAAGTCTGACTGGAAATACCTTAACGATGCTACTACTCGTGGTAACATTGGAGGGGTTGATGGAATCTTAGTTCCTGCTGGTACTACTACAGTATATGACCAAGTATTAGGCGAAAACGCAAAACGTCCGTTCTTACACGTTCGTTATCGTGTTTCTCCTACTGAAGACCGCAAGTATAAGTCTTGGGTTGTTGGTTCTGCTGGAGGAGCTGCTACAACTGATAAAGATGTGATGGAAGTTCACTTCTTGTCTGAGCGTGCTCTTTGTACAATGGGAGTAAACAACTTTATGTTGTTCCAATAATAACTATGTTAGGGAAAAGGGGGCGCTTGTCGCCCCCCAATCCTTTTTTTAATAAAATTAAATTTTAAATAAAATGTCTACAAAAACTACCAAAGCTTATGGGTACAATACAGTATTACCAAAGCTAGAGCAAAAAGATCGCGTATTTATTCTTAAGGGAAACAAGACCCCAATACGCACAATGATTTCAGTAAAACATACCTCTAGAAAGCCATTAACATATTTTGATGGCTCTTTGAACAGAGCATTAAGATATGCTACAAATCAATTATCTCCATTTGTAGATGAGCAAGATGGTGTTGTAACAATGGAGCCTATTGTATTTCAAAATGGAACGCTTATTGTTCCAGCGTGGAATGTTAATTTACAGAAGTTTCTTATGATTCATCCCGATTTCAACAAGAAATTTGAGGAGTTTGACAAGGAGAAACAAGCAAGCGACGAGGTTGAAACTATATTTTCTACCCTTGAAGCACAGGTTGCTGCTAAAGAATTAGATATTAATGATTTAGAGGCTGTTGCTCGTGTTGCGCTTAAAGGAAACATTTCAAAAATGACCTCATCAGAACTGCGTCGTGACATGATTATTTGGGCAAGAAATAACCCAGGTGAGTTTATGGATTTGTTAAACGATGAAAATCTAAAACTACGTAACTTAGCTGTACGTGCAGTAGAGATGGGAATACTACACATTAAAGACGACAATCGTACCGTTACTTGGGCTACTGACAAACGCCAAAAGGTAATGATTGCCCCATTCGGTGAAAATGTATATAGTGCATTAGCCTCGTTCTTCAAAACTGATGAAGGATTAGATGTCTTACAGAACATTACCAATAAACTATAGATTTACAGTTCTACCGTGAAAGGAGGAGGGGTCGCAAATTGCGGCCTCTTTTTTTTTGTACTTTTGTAGAAAATATATCCTATGATTAATAGCGTCAGAAATACTGTTATGTTTTTGCTTAACAAGGACAACAGAGGATATGTATCTCCATCAGAATTTGATTATTTTGCAAAATTAGCCCAGCTAGAAATTTTTGAGTCATATTTTTCTGACTACTCAAAAGCTATGGCAATGCAAAATGTTCGCAAAAAAGCTCTGAACTATGGCGATACTGTCCAGCATATACAGAATAAGATTGATATTTTCTATGAAAATGTTGCGTTGACGTATGTCGATAATGTTCCTCCACCAGAGGAGCGTGATTACTTTTTGCTTCCTGCTGATTTGTATAAGTTAATTAACCTTACCTATCAAGGAGGATTTGGCACAGATGTGACTCAGTCTGGAGGAACTGTAATTCAGCCAGTTGCGCCACACAAGTTTGATATGATTGTGAACAGCAACTATACCACGCCAACACTGACCTACCCTATATACGTACGAAAAGGCAATAATATATACGTACGACCTTTAAGTATATCGCAAACCGTGCAGGCTAATTACATTCGTAAGCCTGTCGATCCGCACTGGGGGTATGTTTCTGTAGGAGGTGATCCTGTTTACAACTCTGCCACTAGCACTGATTTTGAAATATCTGAGGAGGATGAAACAGAGTTAATCATTAAGATATGTAAGTATGCTGGACTAAGTATACGAGAAGCTGAAGTTGTTCAATTAACTACACAGCAAGAGCAAGTAGAGTATATGAAGGAAAATCCTGTTCAGTAAAAAGCAAGAATTTAAAATTTATAACCTATGCCAATAATTGGATCATACATAGATCAACGGGAATACTACCAGAATAATGGTAATAATCCTCAAGATGAAAACTGGGGGACGTATCAGTATGTTCTACTAAAAGACATCATAAACAACTTTATGCTGACTTATGTTGGTGATGACAAGGTTATTAATAAGGCTGATAGAAATGAAGTTGTTTTTCATGCCAAGCGTGGCTTGCAAGAATTACATTACGATGCATTGCGAGAGATTCGTGGGTTTGAGGCTGAATTACCTGACAATTTAAAGATGCACTTGCCACACGATTTTGTAAGTGCAGTTAAGGTGGCTTATGTGGGAGAAGATGGTACGGCACGAATGATTCCAGAGAACTTCAATACATCTACGCCTATTAGCTATTTACAGGACAATACAGCGCAGAAAAATATCCTTATGGATAACAACGACAATGCGCTAACCGGAACCCCTGTAATCGAAACTAATTGGAGAAGTCAGCATTCTGGAAGAACTGTTGTTGAGCCTGATACAAATTTGCTTGGCAAACGTTTTGGTTTAGATACTGCTACTGCTAATCACAACGGTAGTTATCGTTTAGACAAAGACCAGGGATTCATTTTGTTTAGTTCAGATTTATCTGGAAAGCAAATTATCATTGAATATGTATCTGATGGTCTTTACGCCTTGTCTGATGGAGACATAAAGATTCATAAATTAGCAGAGAATTATATGTATGACTATCTTGTGTCTAGTATATTAAAACAGAAGTTTGGGGTGCAAGAATACATTGTTGCTAGAGCTAAAAAGCAAGCTTCAGCATCATTACGCAACACAAAGATTAGATTGAACTCTATTAAACTAGGCGAACTTACTCAGATTCTACGAGGACGAGATAAGTGGATAAAGTAGTATGAAAATTAAAAACGTATTTTCAGCGGGCAAAATGAATAAAGATGTCGATGAGCGTCTTATTCAGAAAGGCGAATTCATTGAAGGCTATAATATTCGTGTGCTCAACACTAGTGGCTCTGATGCTGGCGCAATAGAAAACGAAAAGGGTAATTTACAGCTTACTAATATTCCTGCCACGAGTAGTCCAGTATGTATTGGAGCGGTTTCAGATGACGCTGAAGAAAAAATTTATTGGTTTGTCGTTAACTCACTAGGGCATTCTTTCATATATGAATACGATGTAGTTAATAGAATGACTGTAACTGTTTTAGCTGACATAAGGCCATCAGCGACTCAGGTTTTAAACTTTAATTCTGGTTATAAAATTACAGGAGCAAATGTAATTTACAACACATCGAAAAAAGAAAAGCTGTTATTATTTACCGATGGATTGAATAGTCCTAAAATGGTAAACATTAATAGAGCAAAAACCTATGGTACAAATGGCTTTGATGAAGATGATATTAGCTTATATAAAAAGCCACCAAGATTTGCCCCTAATATTTCTCCATTTCAAACAGCAAATGAATCCGAAAACTCAGTAAGAGAGAAATTTTTTTCATTTGCATATCGATATAGATACTTAGATGGCGGTTATTCTGCCCCATCTTCTTTCACGTATTTTCA